TAAGTTCATATTTTCTCCATAATATAACTATTATATCATACTTTCAATGAAAAGTAAACGATTAGTTTTCATTTTTGTCATGACAATCCAGAGCAATTATAGCATAGTGCAATATTTTAAGTAGGTCTGCTCTGTTATGACCTTCTTTTTTGCCGTATCTTTGAGCGTACTTAAGAATGTTTCCTATTGAGAAACCAATTCCATGTCCACAATCTTGAATAAATTCTGTAGATTGAAATTGATTTTTTGAATAGTGGCCTCCATAAGTTTTGTCAATATACGACTGAAGCTCTTTAATAAGAGCTCCTTCGTTAAATTTATAATCTATATTAGACTTTGTCATTATATGTCTCATTAGCAATATCTTCTAAATCTGCTTCGACTGTTTCAGCTTCTTGTTGAATTTCATCAGCATCTACTTTGCTGTACAAATCAAGGAAAGCTTCTTTAGTATCAAAATCAAATCTTGAGATACATAAGTCAATTGCTTTATCTCTCTTTTTAAAGATTGAGAAAGTTTGAACAATGTGGCAAAGTCTTCTAGTTGAAACAACTTCATCAACACCATCATCATAAAAAGTTTTTCTTATGATATCAGCCCAAACGACTAGCTTATCAGCGAAGTCAGTATCAACTGCATTGTATTTCTCCATGTGCTTAACTACGATTTTCTTTTCGATGTTAAGTGAAGGGAAAGCTTGGTCAACTGAAATAGTAAACCTTTCAAGGAAAGCATCATCAATGATAGAAGCTGCAGTAAATCTGCCGTCTTCTGAACCTTTACCTTTAGTATTAGCTGTGGCTATTACATTGAAGCCTTCAGCTGGTTCTACAATTTCGCCAGTCTTTTTAACAAGAACTGGTTTGCCTTCAAGAATTCCTTGTAAGCACATGATTTTGTTTGTTGCTCTATCAATCTCATCAAGTAAGAGGATAGCTCCATTTTCCATTGCTTTAAGAACTGGACCTTTAGAGAAAACTGTTTCTCCATCGATTAGTCTAAAGCCACCAAGTAAATCATCCTCATCTGTTTCAGGATTGATTTGAACTCTTATAAACTCTCTGCCTATTTTAGCACAAGCTTGTTCGACCATAAAAGTTTTACCGTTTCCAGATAGACCAGAAATATATGTTGGGTAAAACATATTTGATTTAACAATTTTAACGATGTCAGAGTAAGGACCCCAAGGTACGAATGTTTTATCTACCTTAGCGTATGTTTTCTCTTCGTTAACAATTGACTGCATTTGAGCAGCATTTTGTGGCATTTGAACCACTGTGTTTGAAACAGCGACTTCTCTTAATGGTTCAATAAGACCTGCTAGGTCGTAAGTACCAATTTTGACTCTATTATCTTTAGTCATAATTGGGTCCCAGTCTTTACCAGTATAGCCGAAGCTTTTACCGATTTCGACGATGATATTTTTTCTAAACTGAGTTGTATCAGGATATCTGGTAGCAATCTCTTTTAGAATAATTTCTGTGGATTTTTTCAAGTTTTTCATAATATTGTATTTCTCCTTATCAATTTATATGTATATTATATCACAGTTCTCTGCAAATGTAAAGGTTTATTTTCACTTTTAGGTGAAATAATTAGCAGAATAGTGTTGTTCATTCTGCGACCGCCTTTCCAAAGTTAGTTAATAGTGTCTTATTAAGCTTCTTAGACTTACTGAACTTCTTGAACTGAGAAGTAAGTTGACCTTTTGTAGCTTCCGTTTCAGGGTCAAAATCTATAGCGTCAGTAGCTAATGCGTTCTTCCAAGACTTAACAATGTATAATTCATCATAGCCAAGTTTGCCTTTGAATGTTATACATTTGTTTTTATTGTATTCTCTATTGTATTTCTTCATGTCTTCGCTCCAATAGTTATCAAAGTCATGGTCACAATCTGAAATTTTGTATTTAAAGTTATGGCTACTATCAGCTAGGAAGAAACCAATTGTTGTGACTCCAAATCTTTTCTGAAGACTTTCTAGAAGAGATTTAGTACCACCTCTTCGTGTATCTTTTAACAAAGTATTTTTACCCATGATGTTTATTATTGCGCCTGCATAATGGTCAACTGGATTATTATTTCTTTTTATATTCTTTGCCACTCTCATACCGTTAGCATCACCGTCTGATATCACGACTAAATTCATATTGTCTATATTGTTGTTTCTTTTAAACGAATCGATTAGTTTATGAGAGTGAATAAGAGCCTCATTCAGTGGTGTTGAACCATAACCTTCGTTGTAGCCCATTATGCATCTTTCTCTGTATGTCATTGAGTCTTTACAGAACTCTTTTCTTAAATATAAGAATTCTAATGCTTCATCGTAATCTTTCTTTTTAAGAGTTGAACAAATAAGTTGTGGCAGTGATAATCCGCTATGAGCAACTTCAGACTCTCTTGAGAGAACTCTTTTTATTTCTTCATCATCTTCTTCCCAAGAATAGAGATTAGAGCCAAGGCCTTTATTTTGATTAGTGAAACCATAAACATCGAATGGGATATTGACTGTTTTGCAAAATACTACGCAATGTATAAGTTGCTCTAATACGTCTCCCATGATATCATTCATTGAACCTGAGAAATCAATTAGCATCATCATACCATGATTTTTAGCATCAGCTAATCTAGTGACTCTAGCAAATATATCTTCATTAGTTTTGTAAGACCATAATCTATTTACGTCGATTGAACCTGTTTTAGCTGTAGTTGCTCTTGTATATCTGTAGCCAGCTTTTCTCATTTCAAATTCTTTAACAGCAAAGTTAACATTCTTTTTAACTTCTTTGATATATGATTTATAACCGTCTCTTAATTCTTGGTATGATTTAGGCTTTTCTCTATCACCATAGTAGTTATAATCATCCCAATTCTCATATGATTCGTTAAGAGTAAGCTCATTATCTTTCATCATCTTTTTTCTTTGCTCTGCTAACTCTTTATAAGGAGTAACGATTTTATCTGCTACTTCTTTTCTAAAGTCATTACCTACTAATATTTGACTACCATCTTCGTTCCTATCGATAAGAGTATGCTCTTTTCTTCTGAAGTTTTCATCAGTTTCAGATACATCTTCTTCAGCTGGAGCTTTGCTATCAGCGTCTTTATCTTCTTCTGCTTTTTCATCAGTTGGTTGTCTATCAGAACTATTAGTATCTTTTTGCTTTGATTTAGCTTGAGCTTCTTCTTCGTCTTCTGATTTTTCCATATCATCATGACCCATTTGCGGCTGTTGCTGTTCTTGTTCTCTTTCTTCTTCGCCATCTTCAGGTAAATCAACCATTGGAGGTTCAGGTGGATTAAGTAATTCTTCTTGATTTTCTTTTGTATAATCTAATACGTCTCTTACTAATTTAGTGACATCTTCGAAGGTCACTGTTTTCATAGCTCTATCCATATATACTTGTTCTTCATCAGTGAAAGGAACGTCAAGGAGATTCCCTACTTTAGCATTGAGGTTGATTTTATCAATCAACTTTACTTTGTCCCACTCGAGGTGAGCTGTGTCCCCGAAAAACCCATCATCAAACAGTTTCCTATATCCTCTTGACATAGGGCCGACTAAACCAACGTAGGCTTCTTTTATGTGTCTTTCGATACGTGCATCTTCAATAACATTGATATAAGAACGAGGACATCCCTCTAATTTCTCAGGGCTATCATGCCAACCTTCGAAAGGTGTAAATAGTGCGTGTCCTACTTCATGTCCTATTAGTAAATCAGATACGTCTTTACCCATGTCTTTCCACATAGGTAATCCTAATACTCTGTCTTTAATATCGAACCAAGCAGTTTGATAATTACCGTATTGTACAGTAATGTTTTCTCTTGCCATTAATTTCGCGAGAGTGCTTTTGTGTTTAATCATTGCGTTTCCTTATCCGTAATATATGTATATTGTATCATAGTTCAGCGCAAATGTAAAGGTTTATTTCACCTAAAAGTGAAAATAATTAGCACTCTTATCACCTTTTATTTTTTAGGTGTAAGATTTTCCCTGTTTTTACTTGATTTTTGAGAAATTTCTTTCTTTAAAGAACTCGATTTTACTTCTAAATTTGTTCTCTAAAACGTCACCTTTATGTGATATTATGAATACATTACTTCCGTCGTCGAGAGTATCTAGAATCTTTGTGAGATTATCTACCCCATCGATATCTAAACTAGAATCGAATGTTTCATCAAGTATCAAGAGATTTGATGCAGCGCTATTCTTCATTTTTGCTATCTGTCTCCAAGTAAAGAGAAGAGCCAAATCGATTCTTTGCTTCTCTCCTTCAGAGAATGATGCATAGTTAAATGAGTCACGATGCCTTGAACGTATAGTTTCATTGAAATTTTCATCCAAATGAAATGATACAAAGAAGTCTAATATCTGTAAATACTGATTGATTAATCGATTCATTACAGGAAGATACTGCTTAATGACTTTAGTTTTGATACCTGTATCTTTAAGCATTTCACCTATGACTTCATTATAGGTTCTTTCTTCTACATATTCTAATTTCTTTTCTGTTGACTTATCTTTATTCTTTCTTAACGAAGTAAGTTCTTTCTTCGCTTTTGATACGTCTCCAGTTTGACCTTGTAAGCTATTAATCTCTTTTTGTATTTTATCTACTTCCTTTTGAAGTAAAGCAATAGCATCATTATTACTATTTATCTTCCCTTGCTTCTGACGAAGAGAATTAAGACTATTTGCTACTTCTTGTTGAGCTGCTTTCATATCAGCTATATTCTTAGCTAGGTCAGTTTTTGCTGTTTGTAATTCCGCCGCTTTATCTTTGATTGTACTCTGTTTGCTTTCTTTTAATTCATCATCGATATCTTGGTCACATGTTGGACAATGGTCATTCTCTTCATAGAATCTAGATTCATTAACTAAATCTCTTATCTTATTTTGAAAATTCATATCGTAAGAATCGAGTTGAGACATTTTCTTAACTAATTCTCCACTATGTTTCTCTTCAGATGATATTGAAGCCGTTAAGTTTTTACCAAGTTCTTTACTCTGTTCGAATAGTTTATTAATCTCTTCTTTATGAATATCAATCGATTCTCTCTTATTTTGTATTTGGTCATCATTAAGTTCTTGTAAATCTTTAATGTATTTACGCTGAGAGTCCATCTTAGTTTTTGTAATATCAATTTGATGATTGACATCTGTTAACTCATCTCTTATCTTTGTATTACGCTCTTTCAATAGCATATTCATCTTAGAAAAGATATTGATATCTAATAAGTCTTCAATAATATTTCTTCTAGACCAAACAGGCAATTGCATAAATGGTATAAATGAAGATGAACCAAGTACAACTACCTGGTGAAAAGACTTATGATTAAGCTTTAAGATATTCTGTTCTAAGAATTTCTGATAATCTCTTGCGTTTGAAGCTTGGTTGATAAGATTACCATTTTGATATATCTCAAATTTACCAGGCTTTATTCCTCGTACAATTTTAAACTCATGACTTCCAATTGTCATCTCAACAGTTACGAGTGTACCTTTCTTATTGATACTATTAATCATTTGGTCTTTCTTGATATCCCGATGTGGTTTACCAAATAAGCCGAATGAAAGAGCGTCAAGTAAAGTAGATTTACCTGCTCCGTTCTGGCCTACGATTAAAGTTGATGGTGTTCTGTCTAGTTGTATTTTTATAGGGTCACTTCCAGTGGAAAGGAAATTCTTCCACTCACATGATTTAAAATGTATCATACTACCTCTAAGTTTTGTGCTTCAGTATATAGTTTTCTTAATTCGACTTTGATATGTTCTTTATCTAAGTCAGTATCTACAGCTTCTACATACGAATCCAAGAGTTCATTAGTATCTTCAAGGGATATTTTCTCGTCTTCTACGCTTTCTCCCAGATACTCTTCAAAGCTTTCTGCTATCTTGAGCTCATATGTTTCTATATTCTGTAATCTATCAACAAACTTATCAAACATATATAAGTCATTTTTATTTATAACAATCAGCTTTATGAAATGTTTTTCAAACTGACTGACGTCTAATTTATCATAATCAACTTTAGTATCGTCGTATATGACTTTCTTAAATATGGTTATAGGATTTCTTACAGCTTCGATTTCTCTTGTTTCAGTATCTAGTACGTGGAAATACTTTGGGTCGTCTACGTCAGCCCAGGTGAATTCCATTTGAGAACCGAGATAAGTCACATTGCCTTGACTTGATTTAGTATGAAAATGTCCTGATAGAACCATCTCAAATCTCGAGAATACATCAGCATTCATACCATGTGGATTAGGCATCCCTGCCATCATGTCGAATCCTTTCAATTCCAAATGCGCTCCTAATATTGGAGCTTTACATTTCATTGCCCACTTTGTATACTCTGCATAATTAGAATTATTAATCCAAGGTATAACTGCAACTCCAAGTCCATCGTAATCTAATACAGTTGGCTTCATTACAATATTTACGTTAGAAGTAAAATATCCTAATAGTTCTTTCAAAGAACAAAGTTCATTTGTGTTCTTGAAGTATACGTCGTGGTTCCCAGGGATGATATCCATAGTGATACCAGCTTCTCTCATTGGTTCAAGGAAATGTTTTCTATTGGTATTAAGAGCTTTAAAGTTAACAAACTTTCTATGTTCGTAATAATCTCCTAAATGCAAGATATGTTTTATGTCATGCTCTTTCAAATAAGGAAAGAATATATCCTCATAAAATCTACCTTGATACTTTAAAAATATATCACTGCTATTTCTGACACCACAATGAGTGTCATTTAATATTGCTACCTTCATAGTGCTCGTTGATTTACTGCTTGAGCTTGTTTAGATAATCGAATCATTCTTCGATTTGCTCTTTCTATTCTTCTATGTGATATCTTTATCTTTAACATAGCTCTTGCAATCATTTCGAGATGTGGCTTTCTTTTCTTAGCCTTTTCAAATCTCTTAGACGAAA